TGCCAGCAATAGCACCTAGTGCGCCTGCTACAACTTGTTGCACGTCTTCGGATGAGAAACCTTTATCTACTGGCATAATAAACCTACTTTACAATTAACTTTGACCGCTTGTTAATACTGGTGAAACACTAAAAATACCATTAGGCGTTTTATAAGAGGCGTCAAGACGCATCCATAATTGCATTCGTACTTGATCGTACCAATCACCCCAAAAAGCACGTCCAATAATTGATGGATCATCGTAATTCTTTAATGCAATTTTACGTGCTGCATATGCTGGTAATGCTTGCATTAGTAAATCGTCACTTATAAACGAGTATGTCCCACTGTAAATAATAAACGTACCGCTTGTACCGCCAGTTGGAGTAATTGAAGCACCGTTAGGAGTAGCAGCTATTTGAAATTGCAATGCTGTAAGTGATGTTGCTGATACATAATAAGTCACACCGGCAGTAATATTGGTGACTGTAGATGTTTCAAAAACAATTTCTTGATTAAGAATAAAAGTGTTAGCCCCACTAATTGTTGCATTACTTAAAGTTACAACGCCTGTAAAAGATAAAATTTTTGCAGGTAATCCAGACCCTCGTGAGATAAATGAAATGGAAGTACTTGGACTAGGATAAAACCCAATATTGTTATATCCAGCTTCGTACCAATGTGTAGGCACACCTGTTGTTGCAGTATAACCCAAATCATAAGAACGTAATTCATTTTCACCGCAGTGAATAATTGGATTAGCTCCAGCGTTAATGTGCGTTGTCAATGGGAAAGCCATAGAAGATGCGTTAAAGTCGTATGTTCTGCCAGTGTGCGTAGCTACGGTAAGAGTTGTAGGTAAATAAACACAAGTACGGCATAAATCAAATGCGCCATCATTTATATATTGTAATATCCCTGCATTGTTAGTAGATGTTACACCTCCTACACCATCTGGGATTTCAGCCACAATTGTGTCCGTAGTTTCATTTAATAATCTAATAACTTCGTTTTTTAAATCTAGAAATCCTTTAGCCATTATTTAGCTCTCCTGCCATAAGAACTTGCATAATTATCTACCATAGAAAGACGGTCAGTATATTCTAATTTAAATATTTGATAGCCATTAATCTCAGCCATTTGCATAGCACGTGCTTGCAAAACTCCATACACTAAACAATCATGAGCAACTTGTGGCAATGGACATTCAGTGTTGTCAGTATTAGTTAATGGGTTACCATTTACATCATATTCCCAGTTATCTCCGGGTTGTGCGTAACCTTCTATTAATAACCCATTTGTAAGTGTAATAGATACAGCAGGGTAAACACTAAGATTATTCATTCCACTAAAAACAACAATTTCTGGTCGTGTATCGCTTGGTAAATTACGCCAGTTGTCAACATACTGATCTTGATAATCAAACACTCTAATTTTTTGATATTCGTTATTAGTATCTAGTATTTTAACTACTTTTATTTTGTATACATCGGGAGCGCAATAATTGTTTACATTTAAAGTCAGATCTAAATACCGACGGCCAACCAGACAGTCCGTTTGTCGGGCTATCTGATTGGCCTGTTCGATAATTAAATAATCTAGGCCAAATGGATCACGGTCTGCATCAGTGCCGAAGTAATTTCTACCCAGCATCCTTACATTACGTTTAATTTGACCTAGATTCATACCTAAAGTACTCCCTCACGTCCATTCTGGATGTGCATGCGAGTTACATTGATATTTGCACCAGTACGTGCCGTTGCACTTACAAACTTTAGCCGTAAAAATTTAGCATACGATTGTAAGTTAAGGATAAGCATTTCGTCACCAGCTGCTGCAGCAGCCGTGTAAAGGGCTGAGGAAAGCAACGTCGTGGTCGATGGAGTAAATCCAATTGTGTCTGACCCATGAAGTTCTACAAGAATCGTGTCAGCTGCAGTTAAACCTGTGTGGTTCAAAGCAACATTGACATACAACGGGTTAAGAATTTGACCGCGAACATAATCAGCTGCTGTAACTGATCCGTCACTGTTTGCATCCATAACAGCGCCACTAACACCGTTTATGACAAGTCCACCATAGTTTAATTCTACAGATGTTCCTGCTACGTTAGGGCCAGTGGATGTTGAATTCATTGCCAACGTAACTACACCACTTGAAGATGCGGTAGCAATCAAATAGGTTGTAGCTGTAGCTGGATTTGCTACTGCAAACGCGAATGTAAGTTTAGCGTCTCTCATTTTAATTTCTCCTTAGTTGGTTGCTAACCGTAAGCGACCGATTGAACGAGTGTTTGGCATCCAAAGACCCATACCCCAGTCAAACAGAACATTGTGCATGATTCCGTTTTCCTTGGATTTGCCTAAATATTCAGGCTTGAATGGGCCAGACTGCCAACCCTGCACATAACCAGTGCCGTAGCGTACAGCGTAGACATCAGCAAAGTTTGAAGGCGCTGTAATAACAGCGGTTGTCCCGTCTAACTTTCGTCCAACGGTACGAATTTTAGCACCCTTGTATGTATCAACCGAACGGTCGAATGCGTCAACATCTGTATTAAAACCAGTACCAGATCCAAGTTGTCGGATAACAAACTCAAATCGGCGTTTAGTATCTTCATTCATATACAAGACAACACCATTTCCATCTGGAGAATTAAGGTTGTCAAATAATTCCTGAAGCGCAGATACGGTTCCGTTAGCTTCGAGAGCGTTATAAGAACTCGTTGTATCAAGAGATGCAACTGTAGATAATGGCGCAACAAGACAATCAGTAGGGATATCGTAGTCAGCACGATGCTCTAAACGATACTTCAGACCGGGAAAACAGTCTGGACTGTTACCAGCAGTAATAGAAGTCGGGTCGTTATTAATGAACTTGTCATTAAAATCGTAAGCAAAACCTTCCATAAAAATCTTAATCTGTGCTTCCACAGGATCAATAATGTTGTTTGGTTGTTCAAGCAAACGAGAGTCAACAGTAATCTTATTACGAATAAGATACATCTGCTCTTCGTACGACTTTGGTTTTCCCTTGATTGCGTTTGGCTCACTGTTAATACTAGACCACGTTGGCGTCGGGATTGTTCCAGCTTCGTTTGTGTAGCGTACACCGATCTGCCGTAAGGAAGGCGATGTATAGAAAGGGATGTCCTTGATTGCGTTCCATGTCTGGTGCAAAGACATGGTGATTTCTTTTACAAGAGGATCATTTGAAAGGACCGCTTGATCAGCGAGTGTAAGTGCACCATTGAAATCAATAGCCATTTTCTACTCCTACCGGATTCCTAGCAATCGTGTGATGCCAGATAATCGATTTTGTTGGTTTGAATTTTGCGGTGGAACCATTGCCCCTGCAGAGTCTCCACCTCCAATTGGTGTCGGTGCATTTTGTTGATTAGATACCATATTCATTAATTCTGGCACTAAAGACTCAACTAAACCCGATACCTGACGATGAACAGCAGATGCAGCATCTAGAGGAGACACACCGCTTTGAATTAAATTATCAACGATGTCCATTGCTCTTTTAGCATACGGATACTGTTCTAACGCTTGATCTCGCTGCTGTGCATACATATATGTATTCATTTGAGATACAACTTGGTCGTATCTAAATTTTTGCACTTCAGCTTCGCCTTGTACACGAGCTAATTCTGGATCCATATAGCTACTTTCAGCTTGTTGGTTCCAACGCTCGCGTATTTGAGTCTCTTGTTGTTGCAGTTGCTGTTCTTGATATGCTTTTTGCACATCTGCAGCTGAACTGTAACCACTATCCTCAAATTGACGTATTACATCAGCCCATTTTGAATACGCTTCCTGCGCATTACGGAGCTGTTTTGCTTCATCGTTTACTTCTTTAAAGCGCTCATATGGAACATTGCCCGGTTTATTTTCCGGAACAACATTATCTAATAGATGTTTTTTAACTCGTTCGTGAATTGAATTTTGATCTAAAACACCATTATTGCCTTCAGTTGAAACACTTGTAGAATCTGTAGAATTATTTAACGCCTGACTTCCACTATCGTTGAGACCGGCGGAATCTCTAACGAAATCTACTAATGCACTACTCGGACTGCCCGTTGCCGCTGCTGGCGAATCAGCGGTTCGTGTCACCATCTCTTCGGACATATATACTATACCTTTACTTATCTAAAACATGCCAACATCTGTTGGCTGTTGCTCACCCGATTGTGACAACGGTGGTTGCAATGTATTCATCATTGGATTACCCATAGGTGGTGATGTTGGAACTTGTCCATTATTTATATCAGATGGCATCATCTGATCTTTTCCAATTTCTGTCATTGCATAATCTTCATTTTGCTGAGCGTCAATACCTGCTTTTGCAGCAGCAAGTGATATGTCAGCTTCAAGTTTTGCTTGAATAATTGCAGTCTGTTGTTGAATTGCCATTTGCATTTTAGCTTGTTCAACTTCTGGATTAAATTGTTCTTGTTTAGACTGTGCTTCCATTGCTGCTTGTTGTTGCATCATTGCTGCTTGTTGTTCTTGCATCTGTTGCATTTTTTGAGCCTGTTGATCAAGATGCTCATAAATGCGTGATGCATGTGGCATATTGGTTAATTCAATAAACAACCTATTTGTTTCAGGATCCATGGGATCACCAAAGACGCCCATTTGACGTAATGCAGCAAGTTTTTGTAATTTTTGATCAGGACTATCATCCATTGAAGATCCTGCAATATAAACAATTCGATATTGACCACCAGATCTAAGCGCGTCAAACCTCATTACGCCTTGACGTATCTGATCTTGTGGCAACATCTTGCCTTGTATGTTTCCGACAAATGGAACAATGGCAAATTGTTCAATTAATGCCACTTCCCATTCTTTAATTTTTGATGCACTTATTTCAATATCAGCTCTAACAAAACTATGTTGCGTATTATCACTTCGTTGTAATAACCGTACAGATTCGGCAGGTGTCCCAGCACTTGCTTGGCCTTGACTTACATCATGAAGTCCAGCAACATCCATCATGTCTTTTTCAAGCATTTGCAGTAAAGGAAATAAATCAGATCCAATTCCCGGTGCACGTTGAATAGTTGGCGGATGTGATCCACGTTTATAATTTATACGCCGATATATACGATTTTTATCGTCAATGCTATCTCCGGTATTGTCATACGCATCAGCACCAATACCACTTAAATTTTCTACAAGAATATAATCTTTTTGACTTTCAAACTGTTCTATTAATCTTGAATAGACCCTATTGTATGTCAACTGTAAAGAACATAAATCCCATCCAAGGCTGTATCCATATGGAGTGCCACTACGTGGTTGCCAGCGCAATGGAACAAAAGGAAATGTATCTTTTTTCTTATACGGCCAAGGCCCAGCATAAAGCAAACAACTGTTTGTGCTAACAATATAACGGCCAGACGTATATAACGCGGATGGTTTTTCCCAATATTCATAAACAACGGCTGCCTGTTTTTTAGTATCTTGATTTCCAAGATTACTAGGCGATGGAGGAACCCAACCACGTCCATTTCCATTTGTGCCATCAAGATATGTATCTACATATCCAGCATTTGTGCCTGTTTGACCATCTGGTTTTACAAGCTTTCCTTCTTCGCCATATTTATCAATAAACCAAGATAACGGTTTAACCATAGCGTGAATAAGCCATCGGACATCGTCATCGCGTTTACCAGTCGGATCAAAATAAACATCAAACGCTGGGAGTATTTGCTCAACCACATCTCCGGCTTTCATTGATGTATGACCCACAATTTCAGACCCAGTAGAATCCATTTGTGGAACTATTTGCTCTTTACTTGAATCCCAAAATATTTTTAAAAAAGATGTTCCAGTTACACATGCCCATCTAACGCGTTCTTTTGTTTGTGTCTCGCGATCAAACTTCCGATTGTAATGGTTAATAATGTAATTTGCTTCATCTGATGCCATTAAATCAATAGGGTTATTACTAATTGGTATTGCACTTGAATCTGGTGAGCATTGCGTCAATTTACCAACAACTCCATCAATTAACGGTCTCATTTTATTTACAGTCATGTACCTATTAGGTTCATTGTCATTCTGTAAACTCTCAAGATTTCGTGCTTGACTATTAATCCTAAACCATTGACGTCCTTCAAAAAACGCTGTTGACATTACCCATTCAAGTTCCATTTCCTGCCGTGCTCGATACGCTAAATCAAATTGCCCTTTTACAAAAGCTGTGACTTTTTTAGCTTCTTCTGGCTGATCTTTAGGTATAACACGCCAGTCTTGTGAATTTAAATCTAGTTTTAAATTTGTGTTATCTTCTTTGGCTGGAGAAATAAGTGGAAAACTACCTACTGTTCCATTAGCTTCAGGCTTTTCAAATGCAGTAACCTTTGGCTGTTGTTGCATTAATGACTTACTCATTGCTGATTTCATTAAGTTGTTAATGTCAATAGACATAGTTAAATCCACCTTTCATTAGATACAAGTTGTTGTACCAATAATCGTTCTTCTTTAATATGACGTATGTGATTTACTAAACCAAATAACAAAACAGCTTGAATAATTAAACTAAATGTACAAAATATAGCGCATATAGTAATGATAATCATTATATCCATTTTTCATTTTCTTTCTTTTTTAACCATGTTGGAACATGTTTTTCAGCGATAGGTATTTTATCTTCTATTTGAGAACACTTGACTGGATATTCACGCCACATTACGCCATACCTAAAACTATCAATTGCGTGATCATTTTTAGTGCCGCTATCAATATCTTCTGGATCACGTGTATGAGCCATTGTATGTGCAAGTTGTTTAATTAAATTAGGACATGCATTACGAACTAATTGTAGTTTTGGTTTAGGCACACCATTTACTGCATCGGTTGCAACTAGCCATTCTTTGACTCTACGCCAACCAGCTTTTCTGTCTTTAACCGCTCTGACAGCAGGTATTCCTTTTTCCCACCAAATTTCAACTGGGTATTCACCAATGCGTTCTTCAGCTTTTATTGGTGGAAATGTATTAGCCCAGTCAAATGCTACAGCTTCTAGTTTGGTATTCCACAATCCATCTCTTACTTTTAAATTTACAGGTGAACCTAATTTTTTCAATTCTAATAGTTCTAAACATTTGTCGGCTTGTTTACTACTGACTAATCCGGATTCGTACATTTCTCCGATAACGTAAATGTTTTCTCTGTCATCACTTGCATACACAAGAAAACATGCTGGAGCACCAGTGCCAAAGTCATGACTGGCCCATACTCGCCACCAAGGCTGTACATCTACATAATCAACAACGTGCCATGGCTGTCCGTCAGATCCGTACTCTCTAAAGTCAGGAAAAAATAAACCTCCGATACCAACCTCATGTTGACATTCTCGCAAAAATGACAATAAACCATATGTGTCTATTTCGTGTTGGCAAATCTCAATTGTTTTATGAGACCATGTTGGTTTGCCACCAGTAATACGATAACCCATACGTCCATCTGGACGTTCGTAATTAACATATTCTAAATCAGCAACCGCTGGCACAATAGGTGATTGTATGCGATCTTGCAACATGTCTAATTCACCACTCAGAACTTGTGACATTACTGAGTTTGCATGAATTCGATTTTGCACAAAAACAATAGCACAGTCCGTACTTTTAGCAGGTAAAATTGTTTGCGTAATTGTTCTTATTTTTTTTTCGACGCCATTGACGGAATCATCTAATTCATCTATGTCGTCAAGGATAATCATATCAGGTCGAAGATGATCAAGCTTAACACCACGAGCACCAGTATCAAGACCAAAAGCAAGTACATTGACCCCATTAGCAGTGCGAAGTTTACTAGCGCTCCAACCTTTAGAAAAACCGTATTTATTGACTGCGCGTTCAATGCCACACCTTTCCATTGCTGTTGCAATATCTTGCACATGCCTGTCTGCCATGTCTTGTGTTGCACATACATACACAACAAATCGTCTTGATGCCTTGACAGCTAACCTGCTTACAATAAGTTCCATCGTGGTGCTTTTACCGCCACCACGAAACCAACATTCAATAAGTGCTGAACCAAATTTGCCGATTGTAATATCTTCTGCCCACTGCCAAGCCCTGTGATGATGTTCGGCCAGTGTTGAAGATGCAGAATGTGGTGCATATGTGCGAAGCCAATCTTCATAATTTAATTCAGTGCCGGGCAAAGACGTTGCAAGTCCACTATCAAAATCACCCATTTCCATTGCAACATCTATTTCAGCTTGCAACGCTTCGAGTAGCGCAACTTGCAATGGTTTTGTTGGACGCACAAATTTTTTAAATGCCCGTGGAGTATTACGAGTTGATGCTAAGTTTTTCATTTATTATTTCTGCATCTTGTATGTCATCTTGTTGATATTGTTTTAGCAACTTTCCAAATCCTGCTTTAATTGCAGCTAATTCATCTGCATTACGAACGCAATCTTTCACAACTTTTAATATTTGCATTGCAAGACTATATGCTTGATCTATTTCTAACGTATATGCTTTTGTGTGTAACATACGAGCTTCCGCTTCAACAATTTCTGTTCTTTTACCAATCAATTGAACAACATCTTGACTTGCTCTATATAAATCAATGCCTTCACTTATCATCTTCCCAAGTTCTTTAAAAGATTTATCAAAACTATCGGTTCCGTATGTTGTTTTACATACGTGCATTTGATCACGAATTGACTCGTAATGTTCTAACGATATACCATTACTAGCAGCTTCTGCCCGTATATCCATAAGTGCTGTTAAATAAGCTGCATCGTCTTTTAAACTAAATAAATCTGGGTCTTCTCGCAACTCATCTATACGAGCTAACAATTTAGGTGCTACAGAAGAAAATCTACGGCGTTGTTTAGACCACAATCCTGTTTTAAAAGCAGGATTTTCTGGTCCAACTAAAGATTTACCACCATGGTATTTACAATTATCTCTATTTTTGACTGCTATATTTCCACATAATTCACCACTTGTATTTTTTGACATACATAACTTTACTATTCCGCCATTTATCATAACGCGTACATGTTCATTTGTATTCATTATGGTTCTTGTCGTTGTCCTAAAGAGTTGCGTTTAGTTGTGTCCATTGGTTTAATTCTTGGTAAATATTTTGGTATATCTTTGTTTGGTATTAAATCTGGCAATAAAGCTCCCGGCAATCCTTTATCTTCATACCGTTTTGCACCACTTACAATTGCTTGTCCTGCAGACGAACCCCAAAATTTACTTTTTGCATCGGTAATTTTTTGAGCTGTATTCATTAAATTTGCACCTTGTTGTTGCGCAGTAGAAAAACCCGGTGTTTTATAATTAAAATCACCATCTATAGCTGGTTCTAAAAAAGATGCTTTATTTGGTTTTGGAATTAATTTTCCATTTTTGTCAACTTCTGAGTAAGGTATCATATCTGGTTTAAATAATTTCATTAATTGATACACAATTGCATTTTCGTCAAGTTGGTACGGTGAGTTTTCATAACTGTCAAGTATTTTTGTTGCATCTCGTACATTTGGTTGATCAGCAATATTATTTTTAGAAATATCTGTTAACCAATCTTCAAATCCGGGTATAGACTGAAATATTGATTTACCATCTAATTCAGAACGGCCCTTTTGCATATAATCAGCCAGTTCATATAATTTTCCATACATTGGACCGTCTGTAACCAGATTGAGATAAGGTAGAGCGGTTGCTGCAACACCGCCTGCAACGGGACCAAAGTTTGAAGTTACTGTTTTTGGAATCATTCCTGACAAACTGTCTTTAACAAAATTTCCTACACCAAGAAGTACCTGTTCGCCTACTTTATTTGTTCTGTATCTAGGGCTGACTTTTGGAGTTAATTGTCTTGCCGCTGTAAGTAATTCATCATGATACATAGGACCTTCGGCTATTGCTCTTCCTACTAAATGAGCGGGTCCGGGCAGGCCCGACAAGCGCATACCTGCAGCGTCTATCCCAACACGACTAAACGGATCTGTTGAGTATGTACTTTTTAAATGGTTTAAAAGTGACGTTATTGGTGGTTGAGATAGCTTTGCTTCAACTTCTTTTTGTCTGTCTGTTTTTTTATCTAATATCTGTGGCATATCTATCTCCTTTTAACGTTGTGTGCCCTGTGAATTTATGACCGGCAGTACGCCCAAGAGACCTAACGCTTTTGGATTTATTCTTTTTTTACTTATTTTGCGTAAAATATTGTCGGGTTTATCAACCTTAGACGCATTAGGTTTACCTTTAAGCATAATTGCAGGTGTTTCACTAATTGGAGTGATACTTTTTTTACTAGGTGTTACAGGTTGGTTTTGTGATTCAGATTGTCTAGTAACTCGATTATATATTTGTGGCTTACGTGTTATTGATGTGCCATCACTAACTTTTTTAGTTTCAGAATTTCGTTTTACAAGTTCAATCTCTTTATAATTAGCTTGACGCACAGTTGCTTCAGGACCTAATGCTTTTTTAATATCAATACCAACAGAATTGCCTCGATTTTTTGCTGTTGCTTCTAATCTTCTTATTTTTTGAATATTATTTTGAGTACCAGTAACATGAACCCAGCCAAGTTGCGGAAAAAATGCGGTGTGATAGTACGTTTGAGCAGCACGATTTGTTTTAGACGTTTCGGTTTTTATTCTTCTGCTTTCTTCTAATATTTCTGCAGTATTTAATTTACCTACTTCTGGTGGTTTTCGTAAATTTAATTTTGTTCCACGACTAATGATTTGTTTCTGCATTTCATCAACTTGTTGCGGTGTAACTTCATAGTCTTCTATAAAATCTCTAAGTTTTTTGTTAGCTATTGTTTGTTCTTTAGTATCATCAGATGTAACTGCGTCAATATAATCTCTTAAATAATCACGGACTTGAGCTACTTGCAGATTGTCTGCACCTAATTCAGGCATTTTTCTAATTAGACTCTTCATTATTTGTTCGTTAGCAGATGCACGCGTGTTTTCGTCTGAAATCCCTATTCCACTCATTATTTCATCCGCGTATGCACGTACAGCACTTTTGGCAGATGAAGCCATAGTGTACATTGTTGTTCTATGTTGATCACGAACTGCATTGACACTTTCTTTTTCAAATGCATCAATAGCATTTCCTTCAGTGCCTTTTGATTTACCGCGTGTGCTAGTGGCATTCATTGTCCAGTTAACACGTGTGTCGGGACGCAGTGTTTCACTTTGTCCGTACATTTCTAAGTATCCTAGTAATTTACGGCCTTGTTCTGGTGTTGCTTTTTGCAAAAACCTAGCAACGTCATCATTGGAAATTTTACTTTTATCATTAACTGCAATACCAAGCTCATTTGTTAAATACTGTCTTCGTTCAAGTTCATCTGATCCAGATGGCTCTATAATATTTTGCAAATGTGACCGCAAATCGTTTATTTGTGTTAACACATAATCACGATTAATAACCGTACCCGATGATTTATCTGCGTTTGCTCTGCTGTATAATCCTGCAATTGCTTGTTGTGCTACATTTACAGGCTGTGTAGTAGTTTGTGGCTGACCAAAAAAATCTAATTTTGGAACCCACTTTCCATCAACTTGATGATAAACAGGATATTGTACGAATCCGTCTTTATCTGGCAATACTTGTTTAGTTATTGTAGACGGAATTGCTCGACCAAGTGTATCGACAGGAGTAACTAATACTTTTCTGGTATCAACATTACTGTTTGATTTAGGTTGTTCACCTTTAAAATAACGATTAATGTTTACGCCGGGAGTATTGGTTATCCATGCTGCTAACATATCAGTTACTTGCGCAACTCGTGATGCAGATCCAACTGCACGAATTGGTTGTGAATAATCAAGTCCATCAGCAGTCATTCTAAATAGATGATTGCGCCCTTGACCTTGTTCAACAAATAAATCAAGATTTCCAAGTGCTTTTGTCCTTGTTCGGTTTAATTGTTTTAAAAGTTCAGTTGCAGCAGCATCTTGTTGTGGACTCAAATTTCCACTGTCAACATTAAATTTTAACTTATTAATTGTGTCATCTAATGCAGTTAATGTTTGTGTAAACATAGGATCATCTACATAAGCAGAACCTTCTTTGCCTTTTAATGGTGCAAGATAATGTTCAATATCTGAAATAGATTGCTGAAGTATTTTTTCATCACCTTGATCTCTAAGATACCCAGTGTTAAAAGCCGATTTTGTTTCACCTGAGTAACCACCAAAAATGCTTTCATCTAATTTGTAACTTCCAATAAGTCTAGCAAATAATGTATTTGGCGACATCTTTAGATTAGATGTATCGTATTTGTCTTGCGCTATTGTAAAACTTTTCATTCTTCCAAGATGTTCATCAATACGTGTTTTACGCCCTTTTCCAGCACCTGTTATATCCTCTAAGGACAATAATTTAATGTCTCTGTTTTTGCCTGTCCCCTGCACCGTTACATCATCACCAAATAATGCATCAAGTTGATCTGTACTTGCATATGGTGATAATAAATTTTTAGCCCCAGATAAATCCCCAGATTTTATTGCATCTGCAATTTTAATACTGTCGGCCTCAAACGCATCTTCTTTACCTTCTATATCAAAAGTAAATAAATTTTGCATAGCGCGTTTAATGCCAAACGGAGCAGTAATTTGATCTAAAATTATACGTTTTGCATCGGTGTCATTTGATTGAAAAATCTGTTTTATTGTTGAATCGTTATCTAAGACTTGCATATTGTATGCAAGTTCATTGAAATAAAGTGACCCAAATTTTGTTTTGTTAATTGCACCTGCTCCAGAGTCAGATCCATTAGCAAATGCATCATAAATAGGGTTTAAAAATGCATTTAAAATTTTTACTTGTCCTTGACGAGCAGTTCTACCATTATTTGCACCTGTTACAAAAGTTTGACTTATTGTATCCATTGCATTTTTAAACACGTCTGCTGTAGCACCACGTATTACTGTATTCCCAACATTGGATTTTGCAATAATGCCTTCTGCACCACGTTTAAAAAACACACCATAATCTACATCTTCTGACAGTTGAGCTTCAATTCCTTGTTTATACATTTCCATCGATGGATCACCATGCAAAGATAGATTAAAATATGACCTAGCAGTATCTGTATCTATTTCGGTTGCGCGTGGAATTGCGTGTATATAAGCTATTGCGCCATTACCAATACGATTTTTTGAAGTTGTATTAAATTGTTGTTGATCAGCAACATCAATAGCACTAGACAAAACATTATATCCAACACTTGCTTGAAGATTTTGCGCATCTGTCCTGTATGTATCGACTGCAGTTTTTACTATACTACTAAGTTTTAATTTTTCTGACGGACTAAACAATTGTGTTCCAGTTGTTCTTTGATATTCAAGTTCTACTTGCTCAAGAGTTTTTCCATAAGATGTTTGCGCAAGATCATAAAATGGATGATCATTACGTAATCTTTTATTGCCAAGAGCGGTTGCAATAACGCCAATATTTCCAGCTTCTAATTGATCTGCTGTTGAATTATTTTGTCTTATTTCATTAGATAGTTGACTATGTGTTGCTTGTATTAAACTAAATGGATTAGTGTTACCAGTACCTTTTCTTGCAATACTGCGCATGACTGTATCAACTCGCAATGTATGACGCAACACTGGAGCTGGTTGATCATGTGGGTTTATACGAACAGAAGCATCTGCTGACGTTTCATAACGTCTTTGTCTATCTCGTTTAATTTGTTCTTCTTCACCTAGCTCGGAAGTAGATCCTTGAAGAAACGACCCGCGTTGCATTTTGCCTAATTCTGCGTTACGCTCACCTTCATTTATTTGACCTGCTTGAAAAGCTTTTTCAACACTGGCATCAAAACGTGCTGGCTCCATTAAATCTTGCGCTGATGTTCTTGGGGATGGACCTGCTGCTTGACCAGTTGCTCTAATGTCTTTAATACGTGTTTGCGTTTCTGGTAATTCTTCACCAGCAGGCAATTTTGACATTGCTTCTTCGTAATCTAAATCGCGACCAGCTGTTGTTATTATTTTTTTGCCTTGATCGTCAAGTTTTGGAGTGAATGTGCTCATTCCACTAATAGGATCTACGGTTGTGTCACCCTCATATTTTGTAAATGCTGGTTTTGTACCTCCAATGTCACTACGGTAATCATAAGGAGCAGTAGTAACAGGAGGTGGCCTTCTAGTAAGATTAGGTCTTATTGGCCCTTTACCTTGTTTTAAAAATTCAAGTAATTGACCTAAATTTTCAAGTGATGAATTACTATTTGGCTGTGGGCCAGTGCCACCAGTGCCAGTTTGTGCTGGTGTTGAAGGAGTAGCAGATACAGGCATCTGCGGTGTTTGATTTGTTGGTACAGGAACTTGTGGCGTAACTTTTGGAGTTGCCTTTTCATCTTCATCAACCATCATGTTGTACAACGCAGATGCCATATTTTACCTATTATTTCATTAATGCTTTTGTCATATACGATGAACCAACTGGAGCTTTACTTTTTGGTTCTACACGTGGTTTATTTGGAGTTTTAGGACTCTTGGCTCCGCTGCTATCAGTCTGACGTCCATCTACCTTGCCTTTTTTATAACCCCTCATTTCGGCATTGCCTACATCACTACGTCTACGCATCTCAGCTACACCAACTGTTGCGGCAACACCCGTAAGCATACCTGCAGCACGGCCTGCGCTTCTCGAATTCTTTGGATAGTTAGCTTGCATTTTTGCAGGCATTGTTCGTTTTTGTGGCACTTGTGGCATATCTATCTCCTTTTTGATGACGCATTAATCACGCCAGCAATTCCTAACAATGCTCCCATTGATTTACGTTCTTTTGGCGCATTAGTTGATTCTACTTTACGTTTAGCCATTGCGGCTTTCATTTTTGCAGTCTGATTGGCAAGATATTTAGTTTGTGACTTGCTATCTGCTAGTTGACCTAATTCTCCTTTTGAACGAGCAACAAAACCAGCCATTGACCCAAGGTCTTGAGTGCCCGGTAAAACATGACCGCCTGTTCTTTTTTGGCTGTTATATTTTTTAGTCATGGATGCTAACTCTGGTTTATCTATGATTGGCGTATCGTGTTTACTGCCTGCCATTTTTTTTACTAAATCTACAATTTGTTTAGGTTTTTCAGTGTCTTGTGGCATATCTATCTCCTTTTTGCTGACGCATTAATAACACCAGCAATTCCTAACAACGCACCCATTGATTTACGTCCTTTAGATGTTGTTTTTAATAACGGTGTATTTTTTACACCGTTATTTATTTGTATAGGTTTTGATTGTATTGTGTTGTCAATATTGGTGTCATACCCTCGTTTTATGTTTGTAAGTGCATTAGTAATTCTTGATGTGTAAAAATATTGACTTTCCCCTGTTTTTATAGGAGGTGGTGACTTGCCAGTTTGAATCCACTTATCCATTGCAACTTGAGTTGCCATAGATGTTTTTTCTGGACGTCCACTTGGGCTAGTAAATTGCGGTGGATTTTGTAACATTTTTAATATTCTTTACATCCACAATTAGCTTTTCCGCATCTAGGACATTTTTTACTTTTGCCGTATCCAGCTTTTGACGACATTTCTTTAGCGCTATATTCTTTTTTTAACATTTCTTTATGAGCTTTAGAATTAATTGAATGCCCCATACCCATCATCTGGCTTATTGTTTTTTTCATTTACAGTTCCATGCTCTTAAAGATTTATTTATACGGCTATTAGGATCATTAGCCGTTTTAGGAGATGTATTCTTTGCTTTCATTCCGGACATTCTTGCACAAAAAGAAGCACGACGCCCAGCATCAGCAGGAGTCTTAGGGTTTGGAGCAGGAGGTTTTAAATTAGCACCTGTTGTGCGTTTAAAATGTGCTCGTCCGGCTGCATTTAAGCCACCAGATGGATCTTGATATTTTTTTACTACGCCCATATATCACCTATTTTCATTATACACAGAAATTCATTTTATTATTAATTGTCTGCAAAAGGATCTTGTATGTCACTTACGTGTAATACTTCTGTTGTTTTAGAGTGTTGAATTGACTCTGATTGTAAATCTGTATTTTTACGAGAATCAAGCAATTGCCAGTTGTCGATAATTATTTTGACTGATTGTTGTTTGACACCTTCTTTATTTGTGTATTGATCTAATTGTATTTTACCTACAATGCCGATCAGTCGTCCTTTTTGTGCATATTCTGCAAGTGCTTCTCCTTGTTGTCCAAATGCAGTGCAATTAAAAAAATCAGTTTCTTTTTCTCTACCTTTACGGTCAACTGCTACACGTATATTTGTTACAGATTTACCGTTTGGTGTCTGTCGATGTTCAGGGTCTGCAACAAGTCGGCCAACGATTGTGCATTGATTAATCATTACTGTTTTCTTTCTTATCAAAACAATCTTTATCTAAGATATTTATTCCTTCTAACTGTGACAGATACCACATTAAATGATGGTGATCTAATTCTTCCTTGGTTATATTGCTTTTAGTAATTTTATGTTTAAGACACCATTTGCAAAAATCAAAGTAATCTTTCATATCACATATTTTTGTCCATATAACTATTAATGCTGTTGTTGATATTACGCCATATAAAAACGATTCAATATTCATTTGTTAGTATCGGTAATTTGTTTTTTATTACCGCCAAAATATAAAACTGCAAATCCATCTGAAACTAACTGTTTATTAAGTGTGCAAGGCGACCTGTCGGTGCTTACGTGGACCAACCTGCGCCCGTACTTGTCTGCCTTGACTTCTACCTGTATTGATAACTTTTCTGTCTTGGCTGCTGCTTTTTCGAACCAAAATTTTGCTTCAAGAAAACATTTTTTGCCTTCTTCTGTATTTTTTTCCGGCGTATCAATTCCAAAGAGGCGACAGTGCTGATCCACAAGCCAGATACCAAAACCAAGATCGATATCACAAACAAAAGTATCACCATCAATAAGTCTTTTGAATCTAATATTGTATTCATACATTATCTATGCCTTGCTGCTTTCTGAGCTACGGTACGTGGCTGTGCTACAAACTGTTTACCGGCCTTATTGCCAGCATCTTTAGCTTTGTTAGTGGCAGCTACTTCACTCTTAGATAACGATCCCCATGCTTTGTCTGGAAGGTAGCGTTTCTTACCTTCGCTTGGAGTCCCATCACTAGTGCGCCATTTTTCGCCAGTCCATTTAGATAAGCTATTATCTGCTTTTTTAGGACCAACGTATGAACCACCAGAAGCCTTGTATTGTTGTGTTGCTAGTTGTGCTTTACGTGCTGACCATTCACCGGGGTCACCACCTTTTGTCCCTGCCTTAACGCTAGAGACAATGCGACTCCACTTAGCTGGATCTTTTTTTACTGCTGTAGCCATAGACTATTATAACCAAAAAAAGACCAGTGTGGTTGACTGGTCTTAATTGTTTGCATAGTACAGGTTTGTCATAACAGTGATTCAATGCTGTTGTTTTTTTGTACTAACTCCTAAGAGTTGCACCATTACTTTATCATAACGTTATCCCTTGTGGTTGAAAGAAAATAAAGTACCACAAGGGTAACGCTATCCCCAGTGCGTTTACGTGCGTGGGGGACTCCTACTGCTGGGATCGAACCAGCGACCGTTCGGTTAACAGCCGAATGCTCTACCGCTGAGCTAAGTAGGATAACAAACTACTCTATAGCTCCTTTGAGCCATTCAGTAACTCGTTCTGCGTATAAGTGATCAATTGTTGTGTTATTGCACTTCGCACAAACCAGCTGCGATTCCGTTTTCCCGCATACTGGTCTATTTTTGCAATCATCTCTGGTTGCAACCGTAGCACCAACATGCTTGGGTAGTTCAATGGACGTATACGCTGTGTTTTGCTTTTCAAGTATTACCTCCGAGTCTGTATGAGTACAGACAATTTTTGCAGTGTCCGCGTATTCTGTATTCCTTGTAACGGCATATGCTAAAAACCATAGTGCTTTTAATATGTCATCTTGATATGAAGATCCGGTTTTTTTGCCAGCACGGGCAATATAAGCTATAGCAGTAAATAAATACCTGTCTAAATTCCAAGCGTCAGCAACATGCACTGGTTGCAACTCTGCATTATTATAGTAACGCATTTATACTCCTGTAGATCCAAAGCCACTGTCACCACGCTCACTTACAAATAATGTACCAGTCTCAATCACCACAGGTTCACACATACATACAGGCGCAATGACAAGCTGGGCAATACGCATGCCAGACACAAACATAAAAGTATCAGAACTCATATTTTTAATAATAACTTTAATCTCACCAGTATAGTCAGCATCAATAGTACCGGGACTGTTTAACACCACAATGCCATGCTTGTAAGCCATACCACTACGAGTACGCACCTGTGCTTCATAACCCTCTAGTAACTTAATCTTCATACCCGTAGGGACTAACACAATCTGGTTAGGTCTCACCGGCACAGTCTTGTCACCTATGTACTGCAAATCTATACCCGACGATTGCAATGTAGCACGTTGCGGAGAAAATAAATACTGTAGAGAGCTACTACCACAATAAATAATTTCAAGACGATCCACTACTCAACAACCTCTAACGTAGTAACAACACTGTCCAATGCCATCATAAGAAAATCAATAACAAAACGTGCAGGAACTTTAATGCCGTCATTACGCAAATTAG